CCGTATTCGGTGGCAAGTTCCGTTTGATCCTCAGCCGTGTTGCTCAAGGTGACCTCTCAGCTTCTGCTAACGTTAATGACCAGTCTACAAAGACTACATTCATCGTTAAGCCAGGTGCTATCAGCTTCACTAACATCGCTGTACCTACCCCTGTTGAAGTTGAGCGTGACGCTGCTTCTTATACTGGTGGTGGTTCTACATCTATCTGGTATCGTTATGGCTTCGTAGTACATCCAGCTGGTTACGACTGGGCTGGCGCTACTAACGCTTTCGCTACTAACACCGCTTATGCAACTGCTGGTTCATGGGCACGTAAGATGAACGCATTGAATGTAGGTATTCTACCTATTCTCCACGCTTAATCCATTAGGAGGAACTGATGGCACTAGTCCTAGGTACAAACACATATGTAACTATGGCCGAAGCTGATGCATACTTTGATACTCGCATTGATGCGGGTGCATGGTTAAATGCTCAAGACGACGACCAGGAGTCAGCATTAGTGACTGCAACTCTTATACTTGATGAAAATCAATTTATCGGTGTTGCTGTCAGTTCCACACAGAGTCTTGCGTGGCCTCGTAAAGGGGCTTATATTTTTGATCCTAGATTAGGACAAGAAGTTAACTTTAGTGTGAGTGAAATTCCAAAGAGAATGAAACAGGCTGTTTTAGAAATGGCTCATCATTTATTATCCAATGAAAATTTGTTAGATAATAAAACACAAAACTTTGAAGAAATTTCAATTGGTACTATTACATTGAAAGATAGTAATAATGACACAACTAGAACTCCAGTAGTTCCTAGTATTGTTAGAAAATACCTAAAACCACTTTTAGTAAACCAAGGTTCTACTCAATGGTGGAGGGCAAACTAAATGTCCCTCAAATCAAAAGTACAAAAATCCGTGGATACTGCCTTTGAAAAATTAAAGGATCTTTCGGTTACTGCTACTTTTGACAACAAGATCGTCAGTGGATTTAATTTTGCTACTGGTTCGATTGTAAAAACGGATCAGACATACACCGCTCAAGGCTTTTTAGGTACTAGTAAGTCCTTTGAGTCTGGTATTCCTGTTACTACAACTTCACTCACAATTAAAAGTAATCCTGCAATTAACTTCGATAGCTATTCACGGGTAACCGTTAATAATGTGGAATATGGTTGTAACGTTATTTCAAAGGATGAGTTTGTTGTTGTACTCTCATTAGCAGGAGTATAATATGAGTATGTATAGTAAATTAAAGTCAGACATATATGGTTTATTCGCTTCAAGCGCATGGACAACAACTGGATACAAAGCTTATCCTGCCAACTATAGTGGAACAATAGACACTACTACTTCTTTTATTAGAATTAGTATTCTACCAGGAAGAGGCACTGTTGATGCTCATGGGTTTAAAAAGAAATTCTCAGGTATGTTGATACTATCGATTTTTGTCAAGGCAGGTAATGGTGATGCAGAATTGTTCACTATTGCTGATACTCTAGATTCCCTATTTCAAGGTAAGACTTTGACAAATGGAACCCAATTTGGCGCAAGCACAGTAATGAAGCTTGGCCTTGATCCCGCAGATAAATCTCTTTATCGTGGTGATTATTCAATAAATTTTAAAGCTTATGGAGATTAAAACACATGGCACATATTACATCAATCGGAGCTGGTATTTTCTCAGCAATGGCCGTAAATACAACTGAGATTACTGATCTCACAACTGTAGATACATTAGCAGAACTAGTAGCTAAGTTTGCTACTACTGGTTCTTTCACTGAAATCAAGAACGTTCGTGAATTCCCACAAATCGGTACACCAGCTAACATCGTTAACGTACCTGTTTATGGTCAAAAGACTTCTAGCCAGATTCAAGGCCAGTCTGATTCACCTAACTTAGAGATTACTCTAAACTACATTCCTGCTGACTGGGCACCATCCTCAGCACTAGGCGCTTTAGTAGGTAATGGTAAGATCTATGCTTTCCAGTTCTCTATGCTAAATGCTAAACCAGCTGGTTTAAATACTACTGCAGGTTCTACTGGTCTAGGTTCTGTTGACAACTCTAACTTCTACTTCGTTGGTAAAATCGAAGCTCTATTAGTTAGCCCACAGTTAACAGATGCTAACCAAGCTACACTAACATTGTCTTCACAAGGCGGCTTCTTCGGTCCTGCGACTGTTGGTCTCGTCTAATGACAATTTGGGCTAGTTTCTAGTCCATTTACCAGGGGACGCTAAAGAGAGATCTGAGGCTCCCCTTGGTTGTATTTATAGTATATATTAAGGATAATTATGATTGATAACAATCAAGATAAACCACCATTCAGTAAATCATTTGTTATGAAGACTACATTTCGTCATATGAGACGTAGTGTTGATATTAGTATTCGTAAATCATTTGAAAGATTTCAAGATTTTGACAAGAATAGTGAAGTAGGTAGAGAGATCATGGAAACATTATCTGTGTTACATACAGTACGTAAAGTACTCGATGACTTCCAAGAAAATAACAAACAGTTATTTAATGATAGTAAATAAAAGTAAGGAATATAAAATGAAACATCTCGTTGGAAAAGTAATGTCTAAGAAAACCAAATTTATGGGTGAAGACGTTACAATTAAGAAGCTTTCTGTATCTCAAGTTATGGAGATTCAAGAAAAGTCAAAAGCTGTTGGAGAAGATGAAAATGCAAGTATCCAACTATTACAGTATGTGATTGGTTGTTCCGTTGATGGAGCAGATCAGTTATCAACTGAAGATTTCAGTGCATTTCCTGTCGATGAGCTATCTCGTCTGTCTAATGAAGTACTCACATTCTCTGGATTGGGAAACGTGAATCAGGGCAAATAACATTAGATAAGGAAATGATAGAAGTCTATGACTTGGCATTTAAACTACATATGCCAGTTTATAGACTCCTTAAAGAAATGCCCTATGAAGAACTATTAGGTTGGTTCGAATATTTTAGAGAGAGACCTGTTGGTTGGCAAGATGACCAGCGTACTTATATGTTATTACAGGCACAAGGGGTTAAAGAAAAACCCGAGAGACTATTTGCTTCATTAGCTGCTATTAAAAGAGCTAATAATGAAGATGAGAGTAGACTTGCAAATTCTATTATTAGCTCAGGATTATTGAATAAACTTCAAATGGCTGCAGCAGATAATGGTATCCCATGGGAGGTTACAATTGATAAAAATTAAACTTAATGTCAATAAGGCATTAGATAAAAAGATATCAAATGCATTAGAAGATTCAACTAACAAGATAATAGATAATGCTGTTGAAACTGCTATAGAAGAACTCAAAAGAGTTACTCCAAAAGATACAGGATATGCTGCAAGTAGATGGACTTCTTATAAACAAGAGTCATTCAAAATCTCCTTTTCACTATCAAATAAATTTTTGATTAGCTTAACCGAAAGTAGTCATTATGTTAATAATGATGCTGAGTATATTACATATTTAAATGCTGGATGGTCGAAACAGGCACCATCATATTTCATTGAACAAACTTTAATGAAAAGTGGTTTCGAACCCACTATAATATAATTTTTTTGCCCTTTGATGCATCACACTATTCGTGATATATCTTAGGGCATTTTTTTAAGGAGATTTTATGTCAGATATCGCATTGAAAGTCACGTCTGACTCGTCACAAGCACAAAGGGACTTAGACAAACTTTCTACATCAGTAGGTAAAATAGAAAAGACAACGACTTCCGCTACTAGAACATTAGCTGGTCTTGCAACTAGTGTTACAGCTGCATTTGCTGCATTCGGTGCAGTTAACAGTATTACTAGAGCTTCAGATACCTTCACAAATTTAGAGAATAGAATTGCTCTAGTTGTAGGTAGGACTAAAGAATTAGTTGTTGTACAATCCCAGTTATTGGCTCTATCGGTAAAGACTAGAAGCTCATTGGAAGGTACAGTAGGTGTATTTAATAAATTTGGTTCTTCATTAAAGAATGCAGGTGCATCTACAAAACAACTATTACAAGCTACTGAGAACGTACAAAAGGCAGTTACTATTTCTGGTACTGCTGGTGAGTCTGCAAGAGCCGCTTTAATTCAGTTAGGGCAAGGTCTTGCCTCTGGACAATTACGTGGCGAGGAATTAAACTCAGTTCTAGAACAAACCCCTAGAATTGCACAGGCTATTGCTGATGGGATTGGTTCTTCTATTGGAGAACTAAGAAAGCTAGCTGAAGAGGGTAGATTAACAAGTGATGTAGTATTTAAAGCATTACTAAGTCAAACAGATAAATTAAATAGTGAATTTGAAACACTAGCTCCTACTTTTGAACAATCAATTATTAGACTAAAAGATTCCGTAAATCTTTTGTTATCTGAGATATCTAAATCAAGTGGACTTTCACAAATACTTGGTGGAAACATAAATAGAATTTCAATATACATAACAAATTTAGCAGAAGTTGCTGATGTATACTTTACCATTTTAAGTTCAAGATTTGGTCAAACAGTTAGAGATGCAAAGTTAGTTATTAATGCTTTTGGAAATTTATTCTCTGCCGTAGGTAGAAATATTAGTGCTATCGTACCTGTTATTCGTACATTTACAACGCCATTAACAGTGTTGGCAAACTCATTTTTCTTTGAAAGACTAAGAATCTCTTTCTTAGCCTTTTATGATAGTGTATTTGAATTTAGAAAATTAGTTAGAGGTGTAGTTGAGCAATTAGGTCTATTCGTAGCCTTTGGTGATACTAGAACTTCAAGAACTATTGGTGATATTTTTAATTCAAAATCAGTAGTAGAATTTACAAGTAATATAAATAAACTTGCAAAGGGTTTAGATCCAAATAATTTCTTTGGATTCTTAGCTTTCTCCGTAGGATTTAGAGACTTCTTTGTAACTCCTCTTTACCAAGGTGTAGCCGTACTAAAAACATTTGGTGCTGCATTAGGTATTGCTAGTAATCCACTTATTGAATTTTCTAATATACGTTTTGATAGGTTTCTTGAATTAGGTCTACAATCATTACAGATCTTAAGCTATACTATTCAGAGATTCTTTGCACCTGCAGTAGTACTCTCGTTAACTTATATTGCAGAATTTACAACTAATTTAATCTATCTTACTAGGAGTTTACTTGGTTTAAACCCTAGTCTATTAGAAACATTTGCTATACTCCAAGTCAAAGGTGTTGCTGGTCTCAAATTACTAGTGTCTAATTTGCTAGGTTTAGATGTAGCAATTGGCTCATTATACGGATTTGTTACTGCATTCGCAGAAGTAAAAGCTGTTATTCAAAATACTGTTATTGCTATTGTAGGCTATATGCTCTATATGAGCAGCAAAATTGAAGATAGTATTTTTACCAAGTTAAGTAAAGTAGAAGGTTTTATACGAGACTTTGCTACTAAAATTAAGGGTTACTTTTTTGATATATACGATAAAGTAGTAGGTAATTCTTACTGGCCAGATATGGTTGATGGTGTATTACGTTGGGCTGATAAGTTATACACAGAAGGCACAACAAAGATAGACGCATTTACAAAGAAAGTTAAAGCTTCTTTCTCCGATTTGAAAAATAGTACTAAAGATCTTTTTACTAAAATTACAGCAAAAGGATTAGACACAAGAGATACAATTGGTAACAGTAGCATTGGTAGTACTGTTAAAGATACTCTAAAAGATACTGTAGCTAAAGTAAAGCTTAAGATAGAAAAGATAGATGTTAGGGAAATGATCTCTAGCCTACCACTTAAAGAACTTGGCGCAGTATTCAAGAATATTGCCGATGTGTTTGTATTAGCTGCTATTGTTGCATTAGTAGCTCCTGCTACATTTGCCGCATTCTTTTCGGGTGCTGCAATATTAATCAAAGCAGCATTAATCCCAAAAATAGGAGAAGCATTATACGAAGCATTTGACGCTAATATATTTAAAGAAATTGGTGAAACTGCAGGATCTATTATTGGGTTCTATCTAAGAGAAGCTATAGAATCTATTCCTGAATTACTAGGTCAATTGGTAACATTTGCTGATGCATTTGGAAAAGCATTCCTAGAACAATTTGGTATTATTGGTTCTGCTATTTCTAGTCTTTTCTCTTTCTTTAGTGTAGGAGATTCAGGCTTACTAGGTACTATTTTAGTTGGAGCAGGTATTGCTACTATACTTAGTAAAGTATCTGTTGTTAAAGAATTTGTAAGCGGCTTTCTAGCTTTTGTTGCTGGATCAGCAGGCTCTAGTGCAAACAGTGGTGGATTATTAGGACAAGCTTTATTAGGTGCTAACTTTAAATATTTAGTTGCAGGTGTATCTCTAATATTCTCTGGATTCTCAGATCATGTGAGTATGGCTGTAGCGCTAGCTGCTGGCATTCCATTAGTTACTCTTGCAATGCTTGGTGAGGATGTTGCAGGTAAACTTATTAAAGATTCTCTCGCATCTGTGTTTAAATTCTTTATTACGCAATCCTTAGCAGCCGCAGCTACTATATCTAAAACAAAATTATTTACTAGTTTATTTGGAGATATCAAAGCTAGTGAAATAACTAGCAAGATTAATAAAGTAAAAGACATTGTAGGTAAAGTTCTTGGCAATATTAATAACGGCCAAAATAGAGAAGACTACACTAAAGGTAAAATAAGTATTACAGATTTCCTATTCGGTAAAGAAGAAGGAGATTCAATAAAGAAAAAGGTAGATGAAAAAGTAAAGTCTGCCTCTAATACTATTAAAGAAACTGTTTCTAAAGCCGCAGATAAGCTCAAAGATCTTGGTAAGAGTAAAAGTTTACTTGATACTTCTCTTCTTGGTAAAGAAGGAGTTGATCCAGCGTTAAGAGCTAAAGTTTATACAGATAACATTAAATCTGTTTTAAATAAGATGAATGTAGATGTTGAAGGAATGGCTGGACCTGAAGGCTTACTTGGTAAACTATTTAAAGGTAAAAAGGGATTTATTGCTGGTGCTTTAATTTCTATTTTTGCATTGTTTACTAGTGCAGCAAATGCCGCTGAAGCTCAGACAACTAGTGTTACTTCAAACATATTTGATTCTATCCTTTCCTTTGTAGGTGACTATGGTATTTATGCTTTGTTATTACCACCAGCTGGTTGGGCATTCTTTGGTGGAGCACTTAAGAATGTAGTTACTGCCTTTAGTATTATGGGTAATGCTGGACTCAAAGCCCTTTGGGGTGTAGGTATGGCTATCAATTATGCAGGTATTGCAACTGGAGTACTTGCAGGTTCTTTACAATTACTTACTGGTGGATGGATAGGTTTCTTTGCTAAAACAGCAGCTGGTCTTAAAGCGTTAATGAGTGGTATTTTAGTTATAGGTGGTATTCTAGGTGGTGTAGTAGGTAGTATAATATATGCTATAGGAGTTGTTATTAAGGGTATTGCTCTTATAGTCACATCAGTAGCAGGCATTATTACTATTGTAGCTACTCTTGGTATTGGTGCTATTGCAATATGGTTATTTGGTGAAGGTGATGGCTTCATGGCTAAACTTGATGATGTCATTGAGAAGCTTGCAAAGTTATTCCGTATGAAACCATCTGGTCAAAAGCAATTAGAGGCATTATTACCTAAGTCTGAATTGGGCGGTCAAGCATTAGATTTCTCAGGAAAAATTAGTGGTATTAATTATAGCAAATTAACTGAAGGTCAATCTAAATCATTAAATAGTTTAGCTACTAGACTCTCTGAAGTTATTAAGAGAGCCAAAGAAGAAGAAGAAGACTTAGGTTCTGTTACAGCTGAAACTACAGCAGACCTACAGAAACTTAGAGATTTATTTGATAAGAAAGCTGATAAGTACGCATTTAATAGTAGCATGGATGATTTAGCTACCTCTATGAAGGCCGCTGAAATTCAAGCAGGTTCTTTATTCGCATTTATGAATAGAGATCTAAATAGACAAGTACCATTCTTTTCAAGTTTCTCTATTGAGAACTTTGTATTACCTTTTGAAAAGATAATTGATAAGTTTAGTAAGTTTAATGATTCTCGTGCTAGAGACGTAAACAAAGAACTTTCTTCTAATGTAGATGTATTTAAAGAGATTGACAAATATCTAAAGCCAGAAGAAATACAAATGTCAGTAATGGCATTTAATAGACTTAATAATGCTATTGGTAATCTAACTGGATTTAGTGGAGTAATCTCAAGACTATTTGGTGGGTTTCCAAAGGCAGAGTTAGAGTTAGAACTTGCTAGAAAACAAGTTAACAAACTAAGTGCTGAGTTTAAGAAATTAGCTGAAGAACGTGAGGCTGTTGGTAATTACCAGACAAGCCTAACTGATGCACAAAAAGCATTAGCTGGACTAGAGAAATTTCAAGTAGGTGCTGGTATTAAAGTTGAGTTAAAAGATCTATTTGGTTTTAGTGACCCTAAACAGGTAACTGAATTAACTAGTGAATTAGAAGCACTGTTCAAACAATTAAAAGAAAAAGCTAAAGGTAGTGATGAAGCATTAGCTATTCAAGTACAAATTGATGCTAAAACAGAAAATCTAAAGTTTGAGATTGAAGAAGCTAAAATTGCTGGTTCATTAAAACCTAGACTAGAATCTTTATTTAAGCGTGCTGGTGCAAATATAAATGTTGAAGAACTATTTAAATTTGCTAGTTTGTCTTCTATTACAGGTTTTGGAGATAAATTATTTGTTTTAAAGAATAAGATGGATGCTGCTAGGCAACAAATAGCCTTAGCTGGAAATGATGTAACTAAATTAGCTGAAGCTTTCAAAAATTCTAGAGATGCTGCTGAAGAATTTAATAATGAGCTTGATAGATTAACTGGAAATGAAGGTTTGTCAAAAAGATTATCTACACTTGGTGTAAACCTTAGTAGAGAAGTTATTGATTCCTTTGGACCTAAAGCTGCTGAAAGACTTAAAAAGTTCCAAGACCAACTTAAAGGTTTTGATGCAATTAGTATTGATCCTAATGCCTCCGATAGACAAAAGCAAAATGCTGCAAGGCAAGCTATCCAATTAAAGAAAATAATTCAAGAAGAATTTCAGAATAGAGATTTCTTTGAAAATTTTAGTTTCCAAATTGGTAAGACAAATTTATCAGTTGATTTAATGAAAGCCTTAATGCTTTCTCCTTCTGAATCTAAACAAGTAATAAAGTTATTACAGCAAAGCTTAAAAGATAAGAATTTACTTAAAAATTTAGCAAGAGATGCCAGTGGATTACCCGCAGATCCAAAAGCAGCAAAAGAAATCTCTGATCGTATTGTAGGCACTCAAGCTGAGTATGACCTAATAATGAGAGACAAAGGCAAAAATGTTCTTGAGGTATTTGCAGATAGTATTTCTAAGAGTGGATCTAAGATTGATATTAATGAGTTATTTACTTCTGGATTAGCTACAAAAGATATCCTTGATGCACAGGGTTTTACTACTCAAATAAGAAAACTACAAGACCAAAAAGATAAGTTTTTATTAACTAGACGTGACGACCCTAATGGTTTAACAACTCTTGATATTGGAATGATTGCTGAATTTGATAAACAAATTAAGGAATTAAACAAGCAAAGAGATTCTGCGTTAGATCGTAACTTAGTTACTAAAATAGAGTCATTAGCTAGTCGTACAGGTGTTACTGTTGGTCAAGAATTCTTCCAAGGATTTACAGATGCTGATACTGATAGTTTTGATACTATTAGAAAACAACTTAATAAACTAGATGAAGCTCGTAAAAATTTAATAGTTACTGAAGGTGATACTTTTAAAATTTTAGATAAAGCGGCACTACAAGAAAATCTCAAATCTGCTGAAGAATTAAAAGATAGATTCGATATCCTTGTAAATGGTGAACTACCTAATATTCTTAAGAAATCTAAATCTGATTTTAAAATTATTGATATAGCTAAATTAGGTACTGATGCTTCAAAAGCAAAACAGTTACTAACTGATTTAGGAGATCAAGAAAAGACTTTAACTGGTCTTGAAAGACTTAAACCTACAGAAGAAAATTTAAACAAAATTGAAGAAGTTAGAGTTAAGATCAAAGGTATTAGAGATAACTTAGATGAATTAAAGAATAAACCTACAACATTTGGTGAATTATTTTCTCAGGTAAGCACTAATACTGGGTTACCTACTGACCTACTAAGAAAATTAGATCCAAAAGAGTTTACCTTAGCTCAAATTGCAAGTAAACGAATAGCAGATCTTAATAAAGAAATAAATGATACAAAACTACAAGGAAATACTCTAGATAAAGATAAATTAGATTTACTACAGAAACAATTAGATACTGTTCAACTTATAAGTGATCAAGAAGACCGTAGAAAACAAATTAGTTCTTCAGTTGTTGATGCAGGTAAAAACTTAATTAAAGGTACTCTTACTGGTGAAAAAGATAGAGGTAAAAACTTCTTTGGATCTATTACAGGTACTATCACAGACGTTGTTTCTAGCCAGTTAAGTAATGTATTATTTAAAGATATAGGCAACACATTAGGTAAGGCTTTAGGTACTGATTTGTTTAGTGATATTGGTTCAAGTCCATTAAAACCTATGTATGTTAAGTCCGTTGATACATTAGAGAAATTAGGTAGTTCTGGTATTTCTAGTATTTTAGGCTCATTAAAAGGTGGTAACTTTGGCAGTGCCTTTGGACAAATTGGGGGATGGTTCTCTGAACTCTTTGGTGGTTCTGGCATGGCTGGTGCTGCTTTACTGGGTATGCCTGGATTTGCTGATGGAGGTGTTATTCCTGGTTCTTTAGGTAGTGGGACACCAATTCTTGCTCATGCTGGAGAAATCATTTTAAATGAAGCCCAACAAGCTAGAGTAGCCTCTGCTATGTCTAATCAAGGTCAACAAGTAGTTAATTTAAATATCACTGGCGATATCAGTCGTCAGACAAAATCGGAAATTTATAGAATGCTCCCATCTATTGCTGAGGGGGTTAACTCCCACAATAGAGAGAAAGGTTTAAGGTAATATTATGTATGGTATCTATGAAAATGGAGAGGTGATTGCTCGTTTTACAGCACCGTTGACTGTAAGAAGTAATCAACCAGTCTTCGTTTCAGATACCCTATCACTAAAAAGGTTTATTAGCCGTAGGAGTGCTCAACGTTGGGAAATCGACGCTGGCCTTGAGCCTCATACGGATAATGCCCAAGACATAATGGTTAATTTAGTGACTAAAGGGTATTCTGAAGCAGTTACAATTATTGTACCTCAAAACTATGGAGTAATTAAAGCTAGAACAGCTAACGGAACTGCTACGGCAACTGGAACTATTGGTTCTGGACAAGTAAGTATATCTGGTTTATCTGGTTTAATTCCAAAGGGTACTTTTATAAAGTTTTCAAATCATTCTAAGGTTTATATGACAACAACAAATGTTACATTTACTACTGGTACACCAAGTACGATTAGTATTTTCCCTACATTAGTTGCTGCTGCAACTGGTACAATGACATATAAAGATGATGTTCAAATGCAATGCCTGTATGATACTGATGTAGTATCGGGTATGGTTTATAGTGATGGTATCATGATGGATACTGGACAGATAAGGTTATTGGAGAAGTTATGATTCAATTTAGTACAACAGTTAGAAATATACTGTCTCAACCAACTATTGAGGCATTCTATTTAGTTGAAGTATATGTATCTTCAGGTACAACATACAGATCAACTACATATTATAGGGATGTAGTTATAACAAATAATTCTGTACCAGTTACTACATATTATAATGATGGCAAACTAGTACAAATCGATACTCCAAGATTATCATCTACTGTAGATAGAGAATTATTTAAAATAAGTTTTGCTGATCCTACCTTTGTATTTGGTGCAAGTGTAGATTCAGGTTTAATTGGTAAACTTGTAGATGTTAAACTAGGATTTGTAAATCAAACTACTAAGTTACCAGAATTAGATATTGCTAATCTATTAACAATATATCGTGGAAAAATAGATAGTACAGAATATAGTATTAACACTGGAACTACAGGTGAAGTATTATTAAATGTTAATTGCTCAAGTCCAATGAATGATCTTGATCTAACAAAAGCTTTTTATACTACTAAAGATGCTACTTTTGGCAGAGATTCTTCAGACACTTCTTTTGATCAAATATACGAAGGTTCTGGAGTATTACAACTTAAATGGGGGAAGAAATAATGGCAGCAATATTAGCAGCAACCTATTTAGGACTTACAGTTAGTACTTGGATTACCTTAGCATCTATTGCATATCAAGTTACACAAGCTAGAAAAATGAGAAAGCAAGCACAAGCTGCTGCTGAAGCTCGTAAAGGTTATGAATTAGTTGTAGAGGGTGAAGGTGTAACTTTGCCAATAGTGTATGGTAGAGCAAAAGTTGGTGGTGTTAGGTCTTATCATAATACCTCTAACAATTTTGTAATGGCTACTCCTAATTCTGATAAGGTATTTCTAAGTTCAGGATTTGATACTAATGTAGAAGGTAGATCTAATGAATTTCTATTTTTCCAACAAGCAATGTGTCAAGGTCCAATTAATAGAGTATACGATGTAGTATTAGAAGAGTCTAGGTATTTAGATGATCCAGACCTATCTACTACTCAAACAATAACTACAAGTGCAGGGGATGGTGAAAATGTACCATACACTTATACAACCTCTAGTTCAGTAAAATCAGGTTTACGTATTGATTTGCATTATGGAGATACACCAATAGCAGATGCAGTTATGACTGCAAATAATCCAGAACGAGTTAATGCTATTTTTACTCAGATCAAAGATCAAGTAGGATTAGCTTACGCTTCTGTCTGTATTAAACTAGATAGAGATGATCCCGCCTTAAATGGTGTACCTACTGTTCAATTCTTTATTGAAGGTAAAAAGGTTAAAGATATTACTAGATCAGGTTCTGTAGGTAATTATACTTATGCTATTTCTAGCACTAGATCATATTCTAATAATCCTGCATTATGTTTACTAGACTATTTGTTAGATGATACATCTGGAAAAGGTTTAGATAATAGCTTAATTGATTTAGAATCATTTTATAATGCTAAATTAGTTTGTGATACTACAGTATTATCTAATGCATCTATAGGCGGAAAAATTTATAAGCCTACAACAGGAACATTAGGCGCTGAGGGAGTTACAACTAGTAATACTAGAACTATTAGACTCTACGAATGTAATGCGATTATTGATACCCAAAAACCACTAAGAGAAAATGTTGAATCTATTCTCTCAACAATGGGTGATGCAAGACTTATTTGGTCTGGCGGTAAATATAAACTAAGCATACAATACCCAACAACTAATTCTAATATTGTACTTGCAAATACACTTACAGATGATGATTTAATTATTGATGATAATGTAAGTATTAACTGGCCTACTTCAAGCGAGAGATTAAATCATTGTACAGTAAGATTCCATAATGAATCTGAAAACTTTAAAGAAGACACAGTATCATGGCCTCCTAAAGAAACAGGTGTTTCTCTAAGAGGAGTAGGTGGATTTAAATACCCACAATCAGTAGATGATGCTTGGAATGATAGTGTAGGTGGTGTTCTGCTTAAGAAATACTCTGTATGGTCGGGCAGTGGTTCTTCTTTTGATCAAACATGGAAATTCTTTGTAAAAGAAACAGGTGCATATACTTTTGAATTCACTGGTGATAACTCTGCAACAGCTTCCATAACTACTACTACAGGTACAGTGTTATATTCAGGAGCGGCTACTGACTGGCAAGCTACTACTACAGGTACAGTGACTCTAACTAAAGATACTGAATACAGAATTAGATTAACAGCCCAGGACTCAGGTGGTACAGGTAAAGGTATTGCTGGAAAATTATCAAAAGGTTCATTTATTTATTGGACCACAAGATCTGATAACTATACTAGTCTAATATCTATTAATAATAGTAATGCAGTTTATACTGCTATGAAATTAGAAGATAATGATTTAGATTTAGAAACTGATATTTTTGCTGATGGTATTACAGACTATTACCATGCATTAGCAAAAGCAGAAGAACTTGTAAGAACAAGTAGAAGTGCTTTTGGAATTAAATTTAAATATGTAATTAAAGATAAATTCTTAGAGCCAGGTGATTTTATTAAGTTATCTAGTCAAACACTTAAGCTAGGTGTTGATACAGATTTATATTTAAGAATCAATGAAGTAAAAATTACAGATGAGGCTGTGTGTGAAATAAATGCTACTAGGTTTGATTACACTCAGTTAGCATGGAATGTTGATGATAATGAATATATTAAAGCTCTTAATGTTTATTCCTTTGATTTTGGAACTCCATCTAATTTACTATACATAGCTGAAACAGCTCAAATTCTAAACTCATCAGGGAGGTTAGAATGGACTGGTATTCCAGATACATCTAAACTAGATTGCTATATAACATACTATCATTTTCCTGGTAATGTAACAGGCAATGGAGAAGTAATTTGGACTGAACTAGGTCGTACAACAGACACTCAATACATATTACCTCCATTAACCTTAGACCAAACAATTTTTGGTGTAAGAGCATTAAGTAAGGGTGGTAAATTATCAGATATTGCTGTAACTGGGGTTGTATCTCCAATATTTGCTACTGCATTTTCTGGTAAATCTGTTAAATTAAAAGGTAGTGGTAGAGCATTCGTAAAACAAGCTAATAGTAGTGTTATCGCTCCAACAGCAATCTTATTTTCAGTTAATGTAACTGGTTTTGATGCACCTAACTATAAATGGTATATTAACGAAGTTTTACAAGCTGGACAAACATCAGCTACATTTAGCTTACCAAGCTTTATTGATGTACCAACTAAAGATATTAAAGTTAGGGTAACCGAAGGTACAAGTACAACTTTTCTAGAGGATTTTGAAACAGTATATTTTATTAATGCTGGTTCTGATTCTTATGCTATCGGTTTATCTGAAGCATCTTTAAATTTAACTTGTAATTCAGATGGAGTTCCAGAGGCAGGTCAATTACCACAAGCTATAACTATTGATGTTTATAAAGGGGCCACACCTGTAACAACTGGTATAGTATATACATTAAATCCAGTTGGTTGTACATTACAAAGTAACACAACTACAAATGGTACTTTTACAATTACTGCGGTTGATGATCCGTATGCTAGAGTAGATATTGATGCTACTATCACGGCAGCAAGCTTAACCTTAAGTATTACATTAAGAATAGCTAAATCAACTGCTGCAGCTACTAGAATTGTTACATTAGACCCTGATAGATTAGCTTTTGTTTATCCTTCTAATTCAAATAATCCTGATTACGCTTCAATTAATATTTATGCAAGAGAAGAAGCATTTGATGATCCTCGTTATGTATGGGATATAGATGGTGTTAATCCTGGTGTATCTAATACTACTAGTATGATTAACCTACTTGCTTTTCCAAGTGGTCAGACTAGAAATATTAGCGTAGAAGTATACGAATCAACGGATACTAATATTAGACGTTTTGATAGCATTACAATGTATAGTGTAAAAGATGGTAGTAATGCTTATAACTTTGATTATGTAGATGCTAATAGAACTATTGGTACTGATTCAGATGGAAATATCCTTCCTGACTTTTTACCATTAATAATGACTCCGTTATTATTCCGTGGTACTTCAAATATTGCTAATACTATTACAACTCCAGCAAATACAAGTACAGTATCGTTTTCTGTTGCTGGAACACCAAGTAATTTAAATGTTTCAGTTAACGCAAGTACAGGTGTAGTAACGGTAAGTCAATTTACAGGACCATTATCCTCTCGTGTAGGTTCTGCAGTAATTAGAGCTACAGTAGTTTCTGATGGATCTATTCATGAAAAGAAAATTGTAGTTAATAAGGCAGCAGATGGTACTGATGGATTAGACGCTCCAGTAGTAAATCTTACTTCTAACGGTATTGCATTTATCCAACCAAAAAATACAACTGCATTAGCTGATGTATTCCCTGCAACTATTGCATTTACTGCATCTGCAGAAGGTATTGAAAATCCAAGATATACTTGGTTTGTAGATACTGTTGAGGTTGTTCCTTCAGGGACTGTAGCTACATATTCAGTACCTAAGTATATTGGTCAACCAAAATTAGTAAAAGTTATAGTAACCTCATCTACTGATCCAACTGTAAATGTTTATGATCAAGTAACTATATTCTCTGTTAAAGATGGTGATGATAGTTATAATGCTACACTTACTAATGAAAATAAAACTCTTCGATATACAGCCGCTGGAGTTTTATCACCTAATAACCAGTTACCATTCTATACTACTATGCAAGTTGCAAGAGGTGCATCTTATATTACTTCTGGATTAACTTTTTATTTAGATCCTGAAATTACACCAACAAATCTTACTGCTTCAATTAATGAAACAACAGGTCTTGTTACTGTAAGTGCAATATCTAGTGATATAGGTAAGGCAACTTTTATTGCTAAGATTGGTACTACTGTAGTTGGTAGAAAAGAATTAATTGTTAATAAAAGTATTGATGGTAAAGATGGTACTAGCCCTTATAGCGGTTCTATTAGCAATGATAGTCAAGGTCTTCCTTCAAATGAAACTGGTGCAGTAACTAGCTATGAGGGAGCTACAGGACAATTTACAGTTTATAAAGGAGCTGAAATTGCAGCTGGAATTACTTATGAGTATGAGAGCAGTACTGGCTTTATTACTCCACCTGTAGGTACAATTAATAGTCTTGGTATTTACCAAATAACAACTGGTGTTGATCCTTCACCTACCGTTAATACAGCAACGGTAACCTATATTGCAAAAGTAGGTACTGAAATTGTAGCTAGGAAAATATTTTCATTAACTAAAATGAAGTCTAGCTCTATTTATAAGATTTCACCTAACGTTACTAGTTTAGTTTATGATAGCGTATTATTAACCTATGCACCCACTACTTTAACATTTGATGCTCAAGTAAAGTCTGGTAATAATCCTTATTCTGCGTATCCTGGTAAAATTGAAATTCAAAGAAGTGCAGATGGAACTACATGGACAACAATTGGTTCTGCAAGTGATAATACTACTTCTAAAACAATAACAGTTGATAGCTCTAGTGTACCTTTGACTACAAAGTTTGTTAGAGGTGTATTATATCTAGCTGGAAGTAATTCAGTAGTTGATACTCAAAGTTTACTCTTTTTACAAACTGTAAAAGGTGATAAGGGACTCCCAGGCATTCCTGGAGTAAGGGGTATTGCTATATTAACTTGGGCTGTTACAACCTCAGAAGGTGCAACCGATATTCCAACTGCATGTCAGGCAGCATTAAACAATGCTTATATTTCTCCTGACAATACAGCAAGATCTGGGGATAGAGTTACTTTGTTTAATAATACTAGTGCTACCAAGTGGTCTAAGACATATTTATACAATGGATCTAGTTGGGGTCTAGTGACCCTGTATGTAGATGGTAGTGCAGTTATTACTGGTACTCTTTCTACTTCCGCCTTAGCCATTGGTAATACAACAGGTGCTAACAGAATACTACTAACAGATAGTCAATTAATAGTCTATGGTTCTGATAATCAGAAAAGAGTTGTTATAGGTAACTTAGCAATATAAAATTTAGGAGAAAAGTATGGCATATGGTATGCAAACATATAATGATTCAGGTGGATTAGAATTTGATTCTAGTAGCTATGGGGGAATACCTCTTGGTATACTAGATTTATCTACAACGGCTACTTCTGGATCCCCAACTGTAATTAGATATACAGCCCAAACAGGCCGTAGACTTACAGTTATACCCTTGGTATCTGGAGATTACCTATATAGAGTTCATGATCCCTATCAAGGATATGCGCCAATAGGTGATTATCCTCAGATTAGTTATTGGTCAGCCAATCCAGATTTTTCTCCTACTCTTGCAACACATGGTTTTGAAAAGAAGCCAACTAAAATATTGGTGCTATTAAAATGAGTTATGGTTTTAAATTTTTTAATGATTCATCAGAATTAGTATTAGATAATGAATTAGTAAAACCTTGGTTTGCTGGAAGAGCTACTTTTGTTAGTGCAGAAGTTTCTTCTGACATTCCAAGTTTTTCATTTACTCATGCTGATGGAATTACTCGTAATTATGTAGTGTATAGGATTACGTATACACCACCAACTGTAAGTAATGGAGTGTTCTATATTTCATTACCTCCAGACAGTATTAATAATAAAGCTTATAATGTTGCAAATCCCTTTTATAGTGGTAATGAAAATATTTATGTATACGCTGCTGCTAATACTGATTATCTTCCTGTATCTTCAGATATACCTGAAATATATTGTTTTAGTCTTGGACAAATAACAACTGCTGGTCTAGGTTATGGAGCTAGACTATTTAATAGTTCTAATCAATGTGTATTTGATACAACTAAGTCTCACCTTAAAATAGATCCTGCAAGTTCACAATTCTTTGATTATTATGTAATACCTAATGGTAATCAGCAGAATAGCGTGCCACCAACAGACTACGCTTGTTATTTCTTACCAAATCTAGAAACTAACAAGTTAACATATATTGATAGTTCAAATTTTAAAAGAGAAAAATATCTTTGTTTTTACAATCAAAATGGAAGCTATTTAACTTCTTGGTTTCCAAAAATATTAGATGAGAATAAAACAGGTACTTTACCATTTACAGGTTCTAGGTTTTTTAATAACTCTACTAGATATAGTAGTGTAAAACAAATATTACCAACAAGTATAGATCATAATCCGTTATTTTCTAATGCTTTAAGTTACAACCCTGGCTATAATGGTGGTGGTTTCCCTGCCGCTAGTTATGTATTAACTCTTAATCCAACTATTACTCAAGAAGGTTATGTTAGCCCCATACAATGTAATGTAACTACAACAAATGTCCCTACTGGTGGACAACTAAGATATACTCTATCTGGTACTGGAGTTACTGCATCTGATTTTGGAGATGGGTTAACAAATACTTTTGTTGTTAATAATAATACAGCAAGCTTTTTTATATATGCTGCATCTGATAGTATTTTTGAACAAACTGAAACAGTAACAATGACTATCACCTCTGTAGGTGGAACTGCATTAGTTGGGATACCACAATCTTTTAGTCTTAAAAATTCAAGTTTTTATGATTTAAAAATTACTCCAAATGTAAGTAGTATAAATGAAGGTGAGTCTTTTACAGTTACTCTAACCACATTAGAAACTTCAACTTCACCTAGAATAGTAAATTATACGTTAACACAAATACCAACTGCAGTAGGGGCTATAGACCAAAACTTCGATAGTAATGATTGGGTATCTCTTGTTACGCTAGGTAGTGGTGCGACTGTAGCCTCTAACAGATTTACTTTACCTGCTAATGTATACCCACCCAGCACTTCAAGGACATTTAATGCTAAACTAGATTTTAGAGTAGATGGTCCAAAGAAACTTCGATTATCTATTGATGATAATCCTTCTGTATTTGTTGATATGTTAATTAATGATACTTCATTAGAGTATAGTTGGTCTATCTCAGGTCCAAGTACTATTAACGAAGGTATTGAATATACATATAATGTAACTACGGCAGCTCCAACTGGTACTAGAGCAATTATTGGATTAACATCTATTACAGGTGCATCTGAAGATGATATCGCTCAAATCAATGGAGTAAATTATGTTTCAGGTGATACTTATTACGTTACTACTACAAATGGATCTGGATCATTTACTCTTAAATTTAAAGCAGATTTAACTACAGAAGGTAATGAAGCATTTACAATATTCTTAGATAAGGACATGCCAATA